TGCTGCGATGACTTCTGAGGGCATTACTGAGAATGGATCAGGTGCCCCGTCTGCAATTGACCTTCACCATGGTGCTTGCATTGAAGGCGTAATTTTTACCTCGATTACTTTGACCTCTGGTCATGTCGTTGTTTATAGCGTCTGATGGGACTTGCTCAATCCCTTGAAAGAGTGGCCGGCACCGTCATCGACAAGTTCGGTGGCGATGTGACAGTTCGTTACGTTTCTGCTGGTGGCTATAACGCCACAACGGGCGCAATTGCTGAGACAACCAGCGACACTGACGTCAAAGGTGTCTTGGAAGATGTAAGCGTTCGTGAGGTGAATGAGCTTATCCAGCAGGGTGACAAACGCTTGACGGTTGCGGCTACTGACTTGCCATCAGCACCAGAAACCAAAGACCGCGTTGTGATTAGCACGATTGTGCATCAAATTATTCGTGTTGAAACTACGGAGCAAGACAACACGGCGATCACTCACGAACTAATCCTGAGGGCATAACGATGGCACGCAATATTCAACTCAATCAGGTTGCGCCGTACTTTGCCAAGCAGGTTGAAACGCTTGTGAAGGCCACAACGTTTAAAGCTGAGGCACGAATTAAAACTGCAACGCCTGTCGAGACAGGCACGTTGCGTAATGCTTGGCAAAGCAAATTCAACGGACCATACGAAGGCGAAGTAATCAACAATATGGAATATGCCGAGCCTGTTTGTTATGGCACTAACCTCCCACCTTCGTGGAAAGGCGATTACAAAACACGGCAAGGCACGGTTCCGGGCTTTCCTGACTTGATTGCTAAAGAACTTGAATCATGGGCCGAAAAGGAATATCAAAAAATTGTTAGAGGTATGGGCTGATGGCTGCTGCTGATCTCAATGCAATCAGGGCCACTATCGAAGGCAGGCTTGCGACAGAGCTAGCTGGCGATCCTGCCATCCCAGTTGTGTTTCACAACATGGCATATGAGCCAACGCCTAATTCGTCATGGGTGCAATGCCTTGTCAGCTTTGGGGCAAGCGAGTATTTAGGCCAAGGTCTTACAACTAATTCTCAGAATCGGATTGTTGGTCTTGTTGTGATCAGCATCTTTTCCGCTAAAGGTGTTGGTCCTGGCGCTAATTTCATCATCGGCAAAAGGATTCGAGACCTTTACAATAGGGTCATCGTGTCGGGGGTTTTCTTCGACGCTGCAACAGGCCCAGAGGCACTGCTTTCAGCAGCACCCGAGGGCTACTTCCAAACCCAGGTCCGTGTGACCTTTGAATCCATCGAGGAACTCTGACCATGGCCACAATCCGAGGCGAGCAAGGAGCAGTTCAGTTTTCAGCTTCTGGCGGCAGCAATGCAACAGTCGTTGGCACTCGTAGTTGGAGCTTAACTACTACGAAAGAAACGCTTGATACTTCAAAGCAGGGCGATACCTTTCGCAGTTTTGTTGGCAGCATGGTTTCTGGCTCTGGCACTGTTGAATTGGTCTACGACCCAGACGCAACAGGCCAGGCGGCGTTCCTTGAGGATGTGATCACAGCAGCAGACCCGGCGGACGCATCGTTTGAGCTGTTTACAACCGGGACCAGTTCAGGCACTGATTCTGTTGTTTTTACGGGCATCATTACCGACATGGAGATCACTTCAACTGTTGGTGAATTAGTCGTTGTGTCTTGCAGCTTCGTCACTAGCGGCACAATCGCTATGAACTTGGAGTGATCTAAGGCTATGATTTAAGCGCAAGCTTTTATTTAATGGCTCAAAATCGCACCGTTGATCTGCTGGTTGGGGCGTTTGATCTCAACCAGCGCCGCAAGTTTGAACTAAAAAACGCTGAAGGCAAGAAAGTTGTTGATCTGTTTTTTAAACCGATCACACGCGCTGACCGCAAAAAAGCGCAAAGCCTTTCTGGCACTGAAGAAGCATTAGACATCAGCACGCAGATGCTGTGTCAAATGGCAGAGCTTGAGGATGGCTCAAAGGCGTTCTCCTCCGCTGATGCTCCCAAGCTTCAGCGGCAACTGCCTGAGTCTGTCTTGAACGATCTTGAGTTGTTTTTGTTTGGTCTCGCAGAGCAAGAAGGTTTAGAAGAAGCAAAAAACGACTGAAGCAGGACAACTGGCTCAATTTTGAGTTTTTCTTGTGCTGCGAATTGGGAATGACGCTTAGCAGGCTTCGTACGGAACTAACCGATGCGGAGCTTGTGCATTTTGCTGCGTACTACGAATTAAAGGGTGAACGAGAACAGCAAGCAATGGATCGCGCAAAGACAAGACGGCGGTAAGATTGGTGCATTGCTAGGGGCGTTGTGGCAGAAACGAGTATTCGGTTTAAGGTCGAAACTCGCGACGCCAACAAAAAGGTCGCGCAGTTAGAGAGGCAGGTAAGAAAATTAGAAGTAGCCGTTGTAAAAGCTGGTGGTACAACTAGAACAGCAGGCTCTGGGTTCAAAGCTTTTGGAAGTAGTGCAGCAGCAGCGTCAGTTGGTGTTAAAGGGTTTGGTGCGGCATTATCTGCAGCACTTGGTCCAGTAACGGCGGTAGTTGCAGCGGTTGGCAGCCTTGGTCAGGTTTTTGGCATTTTAAAAGCGCAAGATTTTGCAGAAGCAAAAGTCAGAACTCTTGGCGTTAATAGCGAAGAATTAAAAGGGCGACTGGCGGGCGTCAGTAGAGAGCTTTCGGGTCAAGCCAGCGTTTTAGATCTAACCTCTGCGGCCTATGACGTGGCGTCGGCTGGATTTAACAATGCGGCTGATGCGTCGTTAATTTTAAAAGCGGCAAGCCAAGGAGCCACGGGTGGCTTTTCTGATCTTAATACCGTTGGAGATGCAACAACTTCTGTTTTAAACGCTTACGGCTTAGAGGCTGACAAGGCCGCCAAATTGGTTGATGGCTTTATCCAAACTCAAAACGACGGCAAAATTGTTATTGGTGAGTATGCAGCCAACATTGCCAAAGTTGCCCCAGTTGCGGCTGCTTTAGGTGTGCCGCTTGAAGAAGTCAACGCGGCTGTAGCTCAAATCACAGCAGGTGGTCAAGGAGCAGAAGTTACGTTTACCGCGTTAAAAACTGCATTGTCGCAGGTAGCAGCCGGCAAGGTTGGGAAAGAGTTTGAGGCTCTTGGCGTTGAAATTAACGCTTCAACATTAAAATCTGACGGTTTAGCTGGCACTCTTGAAAAGATCAAAAAATCAGGCGCTGACGCTGGCACGGTGATCAAAGCTTTTGGTACAGAGGCGGGCCCATCTATTTTAGCGTTGTTAAATGACACAGAAAAGTACAACAAATTACTTGAGAATCAGAAGAACGCTCAAGGAGCTGCTAGCAAGGCTGCTTTTGAAGCCTCTGATACGATTGAGGGATCAATTAAAAGATTATCAACAGCTTTTCAGAATATATTTTCAGATGGCTCTGAGCTAGGGCTTTTGCTTAAAGGAACTTTTCAAGTTGCTGCTGTCACTGTCGAGGTTTTTGGGGCCGCCATCAAGGCAGCCGTCGCACCACTCAGAGCAATTATTGGGGCCGTTTCAGAGATTCACGCAGCTATTGCTAGCGCACTTGGTATAACTGGCGTTAATGTTGCGTTTGAATTAGAAAAAGCTTACCAACAAGTCCTTGGGGTTTTTCTTGATATAAGCAACTTTGTCGTTGGTCTTGGAATACAACTAGGCAAGTTTATTGGGGCTCAAGTAACAAAAGCTTTAAACGCCTCTAAAGATATTCGGAACGGCATTTTAGGCGCTTTTGGCGGTGTGTTTGAAAAAGTAGCTGGCTTTATTCGCAACGCTTACAACTTAATTCCTGAGCCAATTAGAAAATTTATTGAGGGAAAACTTTCAGGTGCTCAAGCATTTATTGATGAAACCGTAGCCTTAGGGAAGGGCGCAATAGGAGGAGCACTAACTCCTGATCAGACGCAACAATTAAAGCCTCAAAACAATATTATTTCAACAAACAAAGATTTAGTCACTTCGCCTACAGGAAAAACAGACCAAGAAAAAGCAGACGAGTTAGCAAAAATTGCTGAAGCACATGCTGATCGCGTAAGAAAGATGGAGCAACAAACATTGCTGGCCTCCGCGCTTAATGAAGAAGAAACAAAAAACTTTGAACGCCAAATTGCGATTGACAATTTATTGCAAAATAAAAACAAGTTAAGCGGCATTCAACTTGAAAAAGAGCTTGATATTTTAACTAATCTGCACGAACAAGAAGATGCAACGGCTGAAATCATTAAAAATAAAGACGCACAGACCAAACAACTTGAAGAACAAGCCGCTGCGGCTGAATCTTTAAAAGAAAAATACAAGCAAGTTGGGGATGCAATTAAAAGCAAAGTTACCGATTCAATTATTGCTGCAATTGATGGGACCAAGTCTCTTGGCGAATCGGCTATGGGGATTTTAAAAGATCTTGCTAATCAGTTTTTGCGTTCTGGCATAAGCCAACTGTTTGGTGTAGTTGGCGGCATGGGACCAAGTGGTGGGCTTCTTTCAATGTTGTTTGGCGGCGGCAAAGCTTCTGGTGGCACTGTTAAAGGCGGCACGTCTTACATGGTTGGCGAGCGTGGGCCTGAGCTTTATACCCCTGGTCGTTCTGGCAGCATTGCGCCAAATAGTGCGATGGGTGGCGCTAATGTGACTGTGAACGTTGACGCCTCTGGCTCTAACGTTCAAGGCGACCAGCCAAATGCAAAGGCGCTTGGCTCTGCAATTGGTGCAGCCGTACAGGCTGAATTAATCAAACAAAAACGTCCTGGAGGCTTGTTGAACTAATGGCTACTTTCCCTTCTATCCAGCCCACTTACGGCACTGTCAAAAACAGCGCCCCAGCCGTCAGAATGATTCAGTTTGGCTCGGGTTATCAACAGCGTGCAACATTTGGAATTAATCAAAACCCAAAGGTCTACAACTTAACTTTCGAGGTTTCTGAGGCCGATGCTGACGCTATTGAATTGTTTTTAGATGGACGAGGGTCAGTTGAAAGTTTTACCTTTACTCCGCCAGGGGAAAGCAGTAGCGGTAAATTTATCTGTCGTCAGTGGAGTAAGACGATTCCGTATCTAAACAGAGCCACTATTACAGCTACTTTTGTTCAGGTATTTGAAACCTAATGGCTTATCGGTACGACCTACATAAATGGCAAGCTGAAAGGGCTTATGAGTTTGGCGACGTTGTTCGCGCCAATCCCAACAGAGGCAACACGCTTGCGTTTAAGTGCATTGTTGCTGGGACGACAGACACCCTTGATACTTATTCGGAGTTTGAGTACGACGAGCCTGCTTTTCCATTCAAGATCACGCAAACCCTGGAAGATGGGACGTGTACTTGGGAAGCGTTTGAGCCATTAGCAGAGGAGTTACTTCGTCTTGCCCCAACAGCAATTATTGATCTTTTTGAAATTGTTTTAACTTCAACAGTAAACGGTATTGATTCAATCATAAGGTATCACGCCGGTAAAAATGGGTTAACTGAAGAGATTAAATTTGATGGCAACGCTTACCCTGCAGTGCCTGTCGAAGTTGATGGGTTTGAATTTTCTTCAAACGGAACGTTGCCTCGCCCTACGCTAAGAGTAGCCAACGTAAACAATGCCATTACCGCTTTAATACTTTTATACAATCCTTTGGGGGCTAAAGTTCAAAGGATTCGCACGTTTGCTAAGTTTATTGATACGGTAAACTTTAATCAGCAAGTTCCGTTTGCTCCGGAAGATGACATAGAAGACACCTTAACTGCTCAAAATAATAATCCTTTAATTGCGCAAACTTTTAACGATACTTCTGACCCTAACGCAAAAATGGTTGAGACTTGGTATATCGATCGCGTGTCAGCGGAAAACCCGCAGCTTGTCGAGTTTGAGCTGTCGCCAAAGATTGACCTTGTTAATGTTGGTTTACCTCGACGAACGATTGAGGAATTTTGCCCTTGGAAATACCGAGGTGCTGAATGTGGATACAAGGGAAGATCTTGTTTTACAGTTAACGATTCAGTCCTTCCAGATTCAGAAAAAATAGTTGTAAACGGTGTTGTTACTAACGACATTTGCGGCAAACGTGTTTCCAGTTGTCAGGCAAGATTTGGCAATGCACAAACTCTTCCTTTTGGCGGATTCTATGGAGCAAGACTTCAGGCTTAACGCTGTAAAACACGCCAAGACTGTCTACCCTAAAGAGGCTTGCGGTTTGGTTGTTGATGGGCGGTACTTCCCTTGCCAAAACATTGCGCTAGACCCAACTGCAGATTTTGCGATCAATCCTGCTGACTATGCCCGTGCGATGTTTACTGGAACGATTGAAGCCGTGGTGCATTCACATCCAGAAGGCACACCTGTAAGCAAGCAAGATCGTAAAGCTTGCACGCAAACCAAGATTCCTTGGTACGTTTACTCTGTGCCAGATAATCAATGGTTAACTATCGAGCCCTGCTAGGCCGTCAATGGGATTACGGCAAGACTGATTGCTACTCCTTGCTTCGCGAGTATTACGGGTTGCTTGGAATTGACTTGCCAGATTTCCCGCGCCCTGAATCGCTGGAACGTACCCACAGCATCTTTTTCAAACATGCGCGGGCTATTGGCTTTGAGCCGGTGCCTTTTGATGAGCGGTGTGAGCATGATGTTTTGATCATGCGGCTTGGCACTAGAAACCCAATGCACGCAGCGATTTATGTGGGAGACGATAAGATTTTGCACCAGCGAATGAATAGCATCAGTGCTTTAGAGCCTTTAGGGCGTTACTATAGGCAAAGCGTTGCGGCAGTTTTTCGCCATGCAGCTAGTTCTGTTGGCGGGTGAGCTGGGCGAAAAGTATGGCCAGCAGCACGAGTATTACAACTTGCAAACACCTGCTGATGCAATCAAGCTTCTCTGCATCAACTATCCAGCATTGAAGAATGAGCTAGCTCAAGCGCACCACAACGGCGTTGGATACAAGGTGATCCAGGGTGGTGCGGCGATGGGATATGACGAGCTGCAATTACCGTTTGGCAGCAAGCCATTGTTGGTGGTGCCAGTAATTATGGGTTCTGGCGGTGATGACGATGGATTTTTACCGGTACTGCTTGGGGTTGGTCTGCTTGCTACTGCTATTTTCACTGGGGGCACTTCTCTAGCTTTTGGAGCGACTGGGTTTGGTCTTGCTTCCGGGGTCACAGCAACAACGGCTTTAGGTCTATCAGTTGCCGCTGGAAACATTGGAGTTGGCTTAATTTTTTCTGGAACGGCAAGTCTTATTTCGCCACAGCCGCAGCTTCCTAATTCTGGTGCTGGCAGGATCAAAGGACAGGGCACACGGGTAAGAGGCGAAGGGCCAAGTGGAATTACTAGAGGCGCTTCAGGTGTTGAGTCTTATGCGTTTACCGGACCCGCAAACACAGTTGGAACAGGCGCAACATTGCCTGTCATCTACGGCAGAGTCATCACCGGAAGCCATTTATTAGCAGCCAATTTAGAGATTTCTGATGATTCCGACCCGTTGCTAATGGCCACGCAAACTCCAGGGTTGAACACTTTAACAATTAACGGGCAAAAACTTACAAGAAAGTTTGAATCATTGGGCGGCTTGGATAGCAAGCTAGGCGTAAGGGACGTAAACAGCACCAATGAAGATAAAAAAATAAGAATTGAAGAAACTTTTGGCGATTCTGGTAGTGACAAACTATTGCAACCTGGAGAAATTATCTTCGCTGATGGCCTTGATTACAAGAGCGGAAAAAGCAAAAGAAAAAACATTGACGTGCTTTTTGAGGTTATTCGAGGTTTATACGATTATGTTGGTGAGCCAGGTACGACAAAGATTGATGGTTTTATCACTTATGAAATTACATTGACTGTTTCTGTAAGTGGCGAGGATATTGAAGCGGCGGTTGCTCGCGGCACATTGCAAGGCTTAGTCAATGAAACCCAAGAGTTTAGCTTTGGTCATAGACTTGAAATTCCCAAAATTAAAGATGGAAGACGGGTTAAAGTTGATGTTGAAATTATTGATGTTGGCGCTAACGACAGGACAAAGCTCAAAGTCCAAGGCTACGGCTACAACCTTATCTAAAGAAGACTATGGCCCTCAATTCAAAAACCAACCTTAAAATAATTGATGCGATTTGTGAGGGTCCGATCGAGGGGCTTGCTGAATGGCGCAAGAGCGTTTTGTTAAATGAAACTTTAGTTACAGGCAGGCAGATCGCACAGACAGTCAATTTTTCAACAAGGGAAGGGACTCAAAATCAAAAACGTTTTGACGAAAGCTCTATGCTGAGCGATGTTCAGACGACAATTATTGATGTTAACGAGCAGCTTGGCAGTAATTATTCTGAAGAACTTAATGCCGAAAATCAGGTCGTAAAACGCGATTATGGTACGGGGCAGATAACCCGCGCAATAAACGACAGCGAGGCTGATTTTGTTGTGCTTGTGTTTACAATTCCAAAGCTGTATTGCACTGCCATGGAGGGATTGGCGCGGGGTCAATTGTTCTTTGCCCAGATTCATCTAGATATTGCGCTCAGCGAAGACGGCGGTGCCTTTGTAGACAAATGGTTCAGGGTTGAAGGGCAAGAAAAAAGAAGTATTATTAAAGGCGTTTCTACGTCCCAGTATCAATTTAAAACTAAACCGTTCAATCTTACGCGGAACAAAGCGCCGTATAAGATTCGCGTCAGAAAAGTAGAATTTGACAACGCAGAAGATGCTTTTGAAGTCAAAGCTCAAGACCTTCAAGACATTCCTCAAACAACACCTTTAGCTAACAGCAGAGCGGATACCATTATTTGGAATAGTATTATTGTAGGTAAACGAGTAAAAGTTAGCTACCCTCACACCGCTCTTGTTCATTTAAGTATTGACTCGGAAGAGTACAACACCTTGCCTGCGAGGGCGTATGACATCAAAGGTTTAAAAGTACAAATTCCATCAAATGCAACTGTCAGGACAGACGGCAGTCTTAGGTTTAACAGTAGTATTCCTTTTGACGGCAGTCTCACAACCAATCTGCATTGGACAACTTGCCCAATTTGCTGTTTTTATGACTTGCTCACAAATAGTCGTTATGGAGCAGGCGATTTTGTAGACAAGGCTAAAATTAATTGGGTCGATTTAATTGATCTTGCAAAATATTGCAACGAGGAGATTGATACTCCTGACGGAAGACAGCCAAGGTTTGCAATAAATACAGTGCTTGGCTCGCAGGCTGAGGCTTATAACGTCTTGCAAGACATGGCAAGCGTATTCCGTGGAATGATTTTTTGGAAGGCAGACAATGTTCAGCTTGCTGCTGACCATGGCAACCTTGGCGAAGAAAATGCAGAGCCATTAGCAGCTATTCATGTTTTCAGTAACTCTAATGTTGTTAACGGGAGTTTCTCTTACAGTGGCTCTTCGTTAAAAACCAGAAGCACTAGAGTCCGCGTAAGATATAACGATCCTGACAATTTTTACAAGCCTAATTTTTTAATCATTGAAGATCAAGCCTTGATTGAAAAGTATGGAGTACAGGAGAAAAGTGTTGTGGCTTTTGGTTGCACTTCAAAATACCAAGCGCAACGCATGGCTCGTTGGATCATGCAGTCAGAAGCAGTGCATGATGACACGGTTAACTTTTCAGTTGGCCTTGAAGGATTAAACGTATTGCCAGGCCAGATATTTGAAGTATCTGATGAGATGCGCCTATCAACTCGTTTGGCTGGCCGAGTTCTTGGTGCAAGAAGAGAGTTTGTTGACGTCGATCAAAATGTTGTATTGCCTTCTGGAGCGAATGACAAGATTAGTGTTGTTATGAAGGATGGCACGATTGAAACCCGTCCAATCTTCAGCGATCAAATTAGCGGCAACAGGGTCACGCTTGTAACCCCTTTTACTCAAGTACCTCCTGATAATGCTCTGTATTCAATCACAAATGATTCGGCAGTTATTAGAAAGTATCGGTGTCTATCAGTAGCAGAAGGAGAAGGTGGTGTTTATTCCGTTATTGGCGTTCGTCACGTTGACGGTATTTACAAATTTGTTGAGGGCGATAGCGCAACTCTAGACCTGCCTAAACCTTTTATTTACGGTCGGCAACCCGATTCAGTAAGCGATGTAAGCATTACATTCCAGCAGATTGATAACGGTACTAGCACAACAAATCGTGCGACTATTTCATGGACCAGAGGCTTGACTGGACCGGTTGCAGATTTTGAAGTTAGGTGGAGGATAGGGGACGCAGGCAACTGGAATATTATATTTACCGCTAACACCTCTGTTGATATAGATACAAATTTACTTCCTGGCGACATACTGTATGCACAAGTTACGGCAAGAGGTCCACAACCAGACAGGAAAAGATCTGAGATTGGCAGCAACCGACGGGAGGTGCCTGTCGGTGGAACGAGTGACGGTGTTGATGGCATTTCAACAATTGTTATCCCGCCTGACCCAGAAGAAGTAACTATTGAAGCATCTGGCGTTGATCAGGTTATTTTGCGCTGGTCGCCAAAAGCCAGCGGTCAAAACGTTGCGAACTTTGTTGCCGTTATTAAGCATTCAAGCAAGCTTGACGGAACAGGAACATGGTCTGGAAGCACTTTACTGAGAAAAGTATCGGCAAGAACGACGTCAGTTGTGCTGCCATTAATGAATGGGGAATATTTAGTTAAGTTTGAAAATGCACAAAAACAGCGCAGCAGAAATGCAGTAAGTGCGCTTATTAATTTGCCCGATGCTATTCCCAGGTTTAACTTTGAAATTTTCAGGGAAGACTCAGACTTTGGAGCGTTTCCAGGTCAATCAAGCAATGTTTACTATGACGACACCTACGATGGGTTGGTGTTAAGTGGTGACGGTAATTTTGACGGCACTGTGAGCGTAGACGGCCTGTCCTCCTTTGATTTTATTGGAGAACAAGTTCTTAGCGGTGAATACTTCTTTTACAACATTGTTGACCTAGGGGCTAGGTACAGCGTCAAGATGCGACGTGTCGTAACAGCAAGAGGTTTGTACTTAAGTGATTTAGTTGATGGCCGAACAGAAAACATTGATATTTGGTCTGATTTTGATGGCGACATTCCTGACGACACAAACGTTCAGGTCTATTTCAGAAGAGAAGACAAAACAAAAATGACAACCAGCCCTGCTGTGGCCGATCCAGAAATTCTTTTTGAAGACGGATCAAAAATTCAGTTTGAAGGCAGCACGATTACTTTGGCGGTAACGGTTGTTAGTTCTAGTGGTAACAAATATCGGATCAATGGTTCAAGCACTGATAATGAAACGATAGCGCTGACAGAGGGCAACACTTACGTTTTTGACCAAGCAGACGCAAGTAACTCCGGGCATCCACTAAGAATAAGTGCGACAAGCGATGGAACGCATGGCGGTGGTTCCGCATATACGACAGGAGTAACGACGGTTGGAACGCCTGGAAATGCAGGTGCCTACACGCAGATTGTTTTAGCTGCTGGCGCTCCGACTCTTTATTACTACTGTTCAGCGCACTCCGGGATGGGAGGGCAGTTAGACACAAATAATGGTGTTTCGTATCTGCGGCAGGAGTCGGATATTTTCTTTGAGGAATGGATACCGCTCGAAAACAACTCGTATGTGGGGCGTTACTTCCAGTTTAAAGCTGAACTCACAACAGACCGGAACGATCAGACGCCAATCCTTGAGGAGCTTGGCGCAACGTTCCAACTTGAGCGCCGCACAGAAAATGGTCAATTCCAGCAATCCGGCTTTGGCCCTAAAGACATAATCTTTGAAAAGCCTTTCTATGTCGATGGAGACACAGGAGTATCCGTTGGCACTACTGTCATGGACTTAGAGTCAGAGGATTACTTCGTAATATCAGAGCCAACCTCTACAGGGTTCACGATTACCTTCAAAAGCACCTTCGATGGTGACGAATTTATAGATAGACGCTTCAGCTATACTGCTGTGGGATATGGCTCACGCGAGGACTAATGGCTCAAGCAGATGGCGTTGTTGCTAACGGAAGCGGCGCAGCAGTAAGAGCTGACATCAATACACAGTTGGCTGCAGCTTTCACGAACCACAGTGGGGCCACAGCGCCGTCAACGGCTTATGCCTACCAGTTTTACACTGACACAAGCGCAAACCAACTGAAGGTTCGTAATTCCAACAATACCGCTTACATCGCTCTAAGGACTACGGACGGAAGAACAATTCTCCCAGACGGTACAGATGCTTCACCGGCATTATTTTTTAGCGCTAATACTGACGTAGGTCTTCGATACGACAGTACATATGGATCACTGGCGTTTATTCGCGATGGAGTCAAGCAATCTGTTTTTGGCAGGACGTTGGATGGTCAGACCAACGCAATTACGTTTGGCCCTTGTGCCAATCAGACGACAACGGTCAATCCAACCAACGGCAATAATGCAAATAAAGACACTGTTAAAGGGGTATCAATTCAGGATGATGGTCCTGTTCATATTGCAACAGCTGATGCTAAGCGCCCGTTAACCCTCAACATGATGGGTAGTTATGGTACTAACGATGCAAATGTTACCAAACACCTTAATTTCAA